CCTGTGCAAGCGCACAGGACAGACTCTCCCGCAATAGACAGAACAGGACTAGGACAAAACAATGGACATCAAACTTTCGTGCATCGTATGCAACAGACAAAACGTCGTGCCTTATGGCCGTGGACATCGCATCTGTGGAATCTGCTCACAGCGTGAGCTCAAGCGCGAGCGACGCCTCCGGACACAGCGCCGCATTCAGATGGTCGGGACATTCGTCCTGGTCGTTGGTGCTGTCTGGTTCTCGTGTCTAGTAGCAAGCGACTGGAACACTCCGAACAGTCCGGATCACCTTACACATCAGGCGATGCAGTCTCGTGACTGACGCCATCACAACCTGGTCGCAGTACAGAGGCAGTAGACGCACGAGCACCACTGGACTCCTGACGCCCGAGGAGGAGTTCTTCTTGGGGCGAATGGTCCAGAGTGGTGTCCAGCGTGACAAAGACAAAGCGACCGCTGAGTTCGTCAATCACAACGTCCGAATGGTCAGCGCAATCGCCAAGAAGTTTCGTGGTCGTGGATGCGAACACGAGGACATGTTGACCGATGGAATGCTCGGACTACACCACGCGGTCCAGCGCTATGACCCGTCACTCGGTCATCGCTTCAGCACCTACGCGACCAACTGGGTTCGCCAGGCTATCGGTCGCGGCATCGAGAGCCGTGGTCGAGACATCCGTCTACCGTCACACGCCATCGCGAAGTTGTCTCACATCAGAGTCTCGCGCCAGGAGTACATCGTCAAGCACGGTGAAACTCCGACACCGGCGGAACTGCTTGCGTACGTCCGAGAGGTCGTGCACACTTACCCGCGATATCTTCACAAGCAAATCGAATCACTTGATGTCAAGTCGCTGACCGAAATCCTCCAGCACGACGTCAAGCTGGTGTCGAGTATCGATGAACCGAACGCATACGGCCAAAGTCGCTACGACTTCATGCCGTCGAATGAACCTCCAGTCGGTGACCGTCTAGACAGAGAGATTCTTTACGCGCAGCTGCGGACAGTGATGGAAGTCCTGACGGACCGTGAGATCGCATGTCTTCGCCTGCGCTACGGATTCGACGGTCTTTCGGATGGTCGCTCACTCGAGGACGTCGGAATCCTGATCGGCTACAGTCGCGAGCGCATCAGGCAGATACAGGTGCGTGCAATCGACAAACTTCGGGTGGCTGCTGGGGCTGATGTCCTGGCGGAGATATTTGAGAGGATGGAACTTTGAACGAGTCAGAACAGCAGATCGCATATTTCAACTGGACCCGGGTAATGAGTGGCAACGATGCACGCCTGGGAACAATCTTCGCTGTGCCGAATGGCGGCTATCGAAGCAAGGCCACAGGTGGCCGCATGAAGTCCGAAGGACTAAAGGCTGGCGTCTGGGATATCTTCATTCCTGTGCAGATGGGGCAGCACTGCGGGATGTGGATTGAAATTAAGGCGGGCAAGAACAAACTGACATCAGGACAGATCGCATTTCGCGAGTCTGTTGGTGATGCTTACCTGTGGTTTGTCGCCTATTCCTGGGACGAAGCAGTCGAAGCGACATGCAAGTACTTAGGCATCGCGAGTGGAATCAACTAATAGCTGTTGATTGATTTCATCGGCGAGCTCGATGCTGTGAAGTTCACAGATCAGATACCAGACAGCCTTCAGCAGATCGTCGTTCTTCTCTTCGTTAGGTTTAGAACCTGCTCGTAAAAGGTATTTGAGAGCATTGCCACGCTTGAAGTCGAGACCATACATCTCGATGATCTCAATCGGCTGAACGTTGCGAGTGCGGTAATGTGTTGGGACCTGCTTGGACATGCAGGATTGTAAGGGGAAATAATGAATCGTGTATCACAGGCCGTGACATTTCTGTCATGGCTTTTCGAGCCGTACTCTGACGGCTTCGTCGAGATTCGAACGATGAATCAGGGGAAAGTGCAGATGCGCTTCTGGGAACTGCCACGCACAGTCGACGAATGGACTGGCATCGGCGAAGCGTGTATCCAGTGGAGTGACGCTGGAGATGATGTTTACGTCGGCGTGTTGCCACGCTGGCGAAAAGGAGGAAGGGACAATGACGTCCATACTGCTGGTGTACTTTGGTGCGACATCGATGACCTTGCTGGTCTGGATCAGACTGCAACGCTTGAAAGAGTCACAGTCGCGGTTAGATCGGGTAAGGGTCTCCACTGTTACAGGCGACTCAAAATGGCTGGCATTGGGACTAAGCCAACAGAACAGCGAGAGTTTATACAGCTGCTCGAGAGATGGATGCTCACACTCTCGAGTGCCGCTGACGTCAAGTGCAAGAACCCGTCAAGAATCCTACGAATACCTGGAACTCTAAATTGGAAGAATCGCGAACTACCTCGATTGGTGGAACTCGCGAAGTACCCGCCAGAAGCCTCCAGAATCGTCGAGGAGACGACATCTACTCATCCATGGGGCGATGAGTGGTCACGCCTATTGATCGCCGCCAAAGCGGGAGACCTTCCAAAGCGTGAGCGGGGCAATTGGGACCTCGGACAATACAAGTATGGTCGATACCTGCTGTACTGTTTCAATCACACGGTGGTCGGCATCGAGCAGATGAGATTGATGGGCATGGTCGCACATGCCGAGGAGTGCCGTAAACTCGTAACCACTGCGCTGGACACGCAGACTTTCTTGGACTAGGACTAAAATGGAAGAACTAAGTTTGGACGACCTCCGCGCCATGGTGGCCGGAGACATGGCCACGCATGCCCGCATCATCGCTCACGGCGAGCACCACTGGGACAAACTGTGGCAACCTCACCCGGCATCGGGTGGCGCATTCGGTGGCCGTAATAACGCACTCGTGACACTTTTAGGTTTTCTCCGCGCAAAGCGCTACACCATCGACGTCGCGCAGCTTCAAGCCGTCTGGTGGAGTGACACATATTGTGATCCGCCACTGGACCGCGAAGTCATCCTCGAGACAGTCGGTCGATTCTGGTCACAATGGGCAGCAGGCACCGTGCCTGATGACTTACCTGGTGGCCAGACTCTTGCTCCATGGGAGGTGTGGGACTGGACCAGAATGGAGACAGAGGAGGAGAAGCTCGGGAAACAGTCCTGGCTCATTCCGAACATCCTCTCGACTGGAGGACTCCACTACATTTCATCACCGCCAGGCAGTGGCAAAACGTGGGTTATGTGCGACCTCATCCGCGCCTGTTGCTTTGGTGGCAAGTGGCTCAATGAGTTTGAGATTCCACAGACGAAGGTTCTCTACCTCGATGAAGAGATGGGCGTCCAGAAGGTGCTAGAACGGCTCAGGAAGCTCGGAATGCGCTCGGCTGAGGGAATGGGCTACCTCAACCGCGTAGGCATCAGGTTCGACCAACCGCTTGATGTGGAGCGAATCGTGAAACATTGCCAAAGTCAGGGTATTGGCCTCGTGCTCATTGACTCACTGGTCCGCATCCATGGCATGGATGAGAATGATAACTCGCAGATGCGTAAACTCTACGATGCGTTTAAGAAACTCCTGGACAATGGAATCACTGTCCTGATCGCTCACCACAATCGCAAGGGTGGCACTGACTCGACGGTCAAGCACGAAGGTATGCGCGGCGCTGCGGAGATTGTCGCAGCTGCTGACATGGCCTATTCGGTCGAGAAGCAGGCGAACGGGTTGTATCGCATGTACGTCACGAAGGGGCGCCTGATCAGTGATGAGGACGCGATCGATGTGACCTTTGAGATCCGCGATGAGGATGGCTTGACACAGGTGCGAACACTTGACGCCGGCGCCAGGAGCGAGGTCATCACACAAGAGATCCGCACGAAACTCATTGAGCTCATCAGTGACTCACCAGGCATCACACAGTCACGCCTGATCGAGTTGTGTGGCAGTCGCAGATCGGTCGTTATTGCCACACTTGCGGACCTCGAAGCGAGTCGGATTGTCATGTTTGAAAAGGGTCCGAAGAACGCAAAACAGTACAGTCCAACAGGCATGCTTTAAGGCCATTTCTGCTGTTCCCGCTGCTGTTCCCGTGCTGTTCCCCCTTAAGTATGAGAAAACGGGAACAGCAGACAGAAAACCCCCCTTTGGAAACCCCCCCTGCGAGCTTTTGAAGTGTGCTCGCTTAGGGGTCTTAAGTCGAAACTGTCCCTGCGGGCCGGACGCTTACGCTGGCCCGCTAGTACAGCATCGACTTTTATGTTTGACAAGTGGTTTGATGTTTGGTAATGTCAACTTTGATGGTGCTGGTGGAAACACCTTTGGATTGGTAACTGAGCCAGCACTGTCACAGAGTGGTCATATGACCAAAGGAGAAATAGAGTTATGGGTTTCTTTTCAAACGCCACGTTCAACGATGGCGCCTCACAGTTCGAAGCAGCTGTCGCAGGCTCATATGTCTGCCGTCTCGCAAACGTCGAGAGCATCGACCGACCATCGTACGATGATCCGAATGTTTTGCTTCCAAACTTCCGCTTCACCTTCGAAACCACTGAGTATGGCGACAGCAACAGCAACGCGTTTCGCTTTGTAAAGTTTACGCGCCAGGGCTATGGTTCCGATAAGGCAGCACTAACCATCCTGCTCGATGGCATGCTTGGACGCCGCTTGACACAGGCAGAGTTTCATAACCTTGACATCGACTCGCTCCTGGCTAAGGAGTGGATGGTCACTGTCGATTCGAAGCTCAACACGCGTGGTTATCAAACCAACGCCATCGTGTCCGTTTCTCCAGTCAGTGCCAAGAAAAAGCTCACGAAGATCGCACAGCCAACCATCAAGACCGATGACATCAGCGATCCATTTGGCGAAGACGGCAGCGAGTAACCATCTCCCGGTTGCCAACGACTCGCTGACGAACCAGGCACACTCATACGCATAGGGTGTGTCTGGTCTTTTACTTTGAAGGGGAGAATCAAAGTGGCTAAGAATACAAAAATCGAGGAGCGGAAACTCCTTTTGGTGCGAATCAAAGAACTTAGAGCTTCTGGTAACACTATTGATTCGGTTGCTCAGATCATGCACGTAAGTCGCGAAACAATCTGGCGATGGATTACTGAAGACAAACGTCAACAAAAACTTGATGAGCGAACAAAACTACTGGAGCAAATTAAGGAACTTAGAGCTGCTGGTAACACAATTAGTCGTACCGCGCAGATTATGGAAATTCCACGTGCGACAGTCCAGCGATGGATTAGTGAAGAACAATCAGACAGGGTAGTCAAGAAGATGGCGCCTTACATTTCGCTTGATGACAAAACCGCAATCGTCATAAAGTGGGCGGAGCTTATTGCAAGCGGTGAGACACGAAGCAAAGCAGCCGAAGTCGTTGGTTATCCAATAATGATGATAAATCGATGGATGATGTCAGAACCTTCACTGCGTGTGGAGTTCCAGGAATGCATCGGGAAGAAACAAAACAACTGGGGTGGTCGCAAGAGTTTTGACCAAATCCTTGTAGACGTACGCGCAGGACGTCCTGTGTGGCGTGATGGTGCCAAGTTCAAGATACAGATAGTCGAATCTGCACTGATGCGCTATGAGCTCGATGGCGCTCTTGTTTGGCGATGCAAGGGCTTCGCAACGTTATCAGGGAATGATGTACTGGCGAGAGATTGGATGGTTGTGACAGATGAAGTTTGAACACGTAATACAACACTTGATGCATGGCAAACCGATCACACGCGTATGCTTTGATCACGATGTCTACATCCGATACTCCGACCTTTTCGAGGCATTCGTGATGCACACCGGGACAGAGTCGAAGACTCTACAAGGTCTCACATTGGACCCTGAGTCGCTGTTCGCGACTGACTGGATGTGGGGCGAGGATCACCCGGTCAAGGATGAGATCACATGGACACGGACAACATCATAAAGACCATCATGGCGAAACCATGGTCCAACACTTACCTGCTGCTCAAGGCCATCGGAGCGTCCGGCGATCAGGTCGATGAGGCATGGCGCGACTATCGTCGCAAGTACATGCGATCGCAACGGTGGCAGGACATTCGGACGAAGGCACTGGAGCGATCAGGTAGAACATGCGAGCAGTGTGGCCGTCGACAGGACGACGGCTTCAAGCTTGATGTCCATCACATCACCTACATCAGACTCGGTGGTGAGCTAATGGAAGATGTTCAGGTGTTGTGCTACTTATGCCACGGACAGCTGCACTACAGGCGCAGAGTGCGCCAGGATGAGCCAGAATAGAAACATGGCACGTCCAAATATCTACGACGAAGAAACAATCGCACGGGTCGAAGCTGCTTTGATGGCAGGTCAGACACCGACGGTTGTTTCTCGACTTCACGGTTTACCACGAACGACCATCATCACGATTCGTGATCGCATGTCGTCAAGTGTCGGAAAACTACAACCTGTTTCCGACGCGTCGGAAACTGTCACGACTGCGAAGGCACCAGCAGTATCACTTGATG